CTATAACGCCAAAAAAAAATCATGAGGGTCAGATGCCCCTCCTCCCACCGCATTTGCGACTACGAGCATCGTAACAAACTTTTGACTCGGATCGGCGTCATCCATAATAAACGTGATCGGATCCGCCCACGTTTTTACGTCCATCAATGCTTCCAAAACACTACTTGTATTTATACTTGCATACACCGCATCGTGTTCACTCGCGGTTGTAACTTCGCTATCTAGAACAGCATCCTCGTCATGAATTGCACCTACAAAGCGATGTGTTGCATCACTTGCCGCACCAACACTCCAAGAGTCATGCACGGTGGGTGCTCCTACCGTATGCTCGACTTTACAAGCCGAAATTATAAATACACCCGCTGGGGTGCCTCCCAGTGAACCTGTGTTGATATCTGTGCTTGTATCCGTCTGTGTCAGCACTGATTGCACGCTCCATACCCCCCCTTTCATCGCTATAAAATAATTTCGGCAAAGGGTAGGAGGCACGATAATTTGATTGAGGGTAAATCCATCGGCGTTGTGCGATACAAAATCCCAACGCGCTCCCAGTACTGATCCTCCTGCGGCTACCATACAAGATAGACATTCGGCATCCGTGCAATAACTATCTGTGTCCATTGTCGCAGAGCCTTCATCTGATCCACCTGTTAGGGTTCCCCGTTGCGTTGGGGATACAGCAAAACCCAAGCCAAGCATTTCATTTCCCGCCCGTCCGCCAGGTGCAGCTGCATCTATACTAGCTGCGACCAATGTTACAACATCTGGTTGGAATGCAAGGGCTGCTGTAATCACTTTATTTCCTGTTGAGGATGTGTCCAGCCAAGTTCCAAATGCAGCAGCATCCAAACCTGTATAGATGATATAACCAACTCGATAGTCTCTTGGCATAACATCATCTACAATAAGTCTGAATCCATCAGAGAGCCATGAATCAAAGTCAATCAACCCGTCTGTTGCAGTCCCCACATCACAACTGACGATGCACGCTGCATTACTATGATAGGAACCCCCTGTGGCTGCTGCAACGGCATCCTGTGACTGAGACACCACACCAAAACGCACGGTGCTGGAAAGAGCTGCCCCAAACCCCTTATATCGTGTGGCACGCCCTGATGTGTCCACATTCTCTGTACGCCCCACCATGAAAAACTTCACCACACTCACACCCGAAATAGTGATCGCTGGTGAAGAGGGTATCACATCAATGGTTGTTCCAATTGCTCCGGTACCTGTATTGAATGCACCCACAGCACAACTAACTGTCATGTCGGTTTATCCTTGCTATGATAATGATAAACATGGTGGAAAGCACAGAAATGACAAGATAGGGATACAGGCAAAACCAAAGGAGTTCCATCTTTAGTCCACCTGCCGCACTGCAACACAATCAATTTTCGTGTCTGTGAAATTGTAGATGAACCCAATATATAGGGTTTTGTTAGCAACCGTCGTGCTCGGCAGCAGGGTCCCGCGATAAATGGAATTCCACGCCAAAGTTTGCGCGCCACCATTGTCTTTGATTCGTACTATCATTTTATAGCCCTGTATCGGACTTCCGCCAGGCACACCGAATGTGGCTCCAGCCGCAAGCGCAGTGACCGTAAAAAGTAGATCGTTCAGGAATGACGTAGGCGTAGGTGTTGCACTGGATGTTATTGTTTCAGTAGGAGGATCATTGCCTACTGCGGAAGCAAGATATAGATTTGTCCCGTCTGACCAGAGTTCCAAATAGGTTACTGAACTGGCAACCAGGCTGATCTGTGGAATGTTTATGAAAACTGCATTCCATGTTGGGTTTCTTCCACCAGTTCCGTCTTGAATAAGTTTCAGGAAATATTTTTCGCCAGCAACAAGATTTGTTGGAGCCGCCATCGTTCGACTGCCAGCAAATGTCACCTGCGCGCTACGTCCCAGCGCAACATTCCAATTCACCGTTGCGCCGTCGGTCAATGTCTGATGAAGTTTCGTTGGCTCCTTCGCCACATAATAAAGATTTGTTCCGTCACAGCCAAATTCCAGATACGTGATTGCACTAGGAGTCTCATCAATCGGCGGGACATTCTTGAAGACACTATTCCACGTCGGGTGTCTTCCGCCCGTGACATCCTGGATCACTCGCAGGTAGTATCTGCCTCCCTGCTTGATATTTGTTGGAGCCGCCATCGTGCGATTACCAGCGAATGTCACCTGCGCGGATGCACCTAAATCTGTATCCCAATTGACTGTCGCTCCATCGGTCAAGGTTTGATGTGTCTCGGATGGATTTACATTGATTGGCTCGCTAAGAGTCTTGCCCGATAAAGTTTGTGAATCGGTTGTTCCAACTACCACTCCGCTTGGAGGAGCCTTGGTTGCCCAAGTATCCAGATCAGCATCCCAAGCCTGCACCTGCGAGCCAATGGCTACACCGAGATTTGCCCTGGCTGTTGCCGCACTTGCAAGATCGGATAGATTATTTGCCGATAGCAATGCCCCTGCCAGATTATGCTCAAGCACACTCCAACTTGTACCCACTGCAGCTTCTGTGCCACCCGCATTATCAGCCGTTGCGAAATAGACATCTCCCACATCTACGGACTTTCCGCTTGCACCACCTACTTTTCCAGCAACACTGACAATGTAAGAATCGCCTTTCAATGCTGCTGGGTAATTCGGATTAGTGCTTGCATCGGTGGAACCCTTGAAGTCCAACAGACCCACAACAGCCGCATCCACGTAAGCCGTGTCTGCGACGGTTCCACTTGGGGGGGTTTTGGTTGCCCACACATCCAGATCGGTGTCCCAAGCCTGGACGTTCGTGCCAATCACCAACCCAAGCAACGTGCGAATTGCCGCATAATCTGCCGCGGCGAGAATGGAGAACACATTGGTGCTACTGGATAATTCCTCCCAGTCGCCTGCGCCAGCAGTTGACCGAACCATGATCTTATATTGACCAGTTGCATCCACGATCTTGGCAAGGGTTACAACGCCAGTGTCTATCGTCCAGACTAGACCGCTTCCAGAAACTGTAATGTCTCCCTTATCCCCATTGGACGGCTCTCCGCCTCCTCCGCCCGTTCCCAATGGACCCGTTTCCGTGCCTGCATCGTCCATCACATACAAGCCGTCTGCCAGGAAATATAAAAAGAAATGATCTGCTGGGGGTGGATCAGCAGGTGAAGATGCCAGTAACCCTAATTGGATAATTTCATTTTCGATAACTGTTGTCATAGTAACTCCTAAAGGATCGTCAGCGACGCATCGCCGTTCAAGGTCAGACTAAACTCATTCAAATTGATGTAACTCTTGATCACCAATGACGCACCATTGGCAAGCGATAAGTCTTCCTGTAGGTTCCGTTGAAACGCCATCGCGCTGCCCCTGCCTACTCCATCACTCCCGATAACATGCGCCAATACCCTATCAATAGACCCAACAGAAACAACAGAAGTTTCGATCCTCACCGGATGACTGCTGGGCACCCAGTCTCCATCGGCGAAATACTCAATCGCTGCTTCAGTATCGCTCCAAGTAGTGCCGTCGAACGCCTTGCCCCGAAGCCTGAAAATAGGCTGGTCTTCTTTTACATTCTCAGGTGAAGCGGCAGTGCCATCGGCCTTCCAGCCAGTGATGTAAGGGGCAACATCCGCGCCGTATGCGACCATCTCCAAGTGTGGGGATATATCATCTTCACCGATCATCCAAAAACCGTATATTCCTAGATTCGATGGATAGGTAGGAATTGCCGTTATTTCACCAAGAATGAGCAATCGTAACAACTCATCAAAGATGAATTCAGGATCGGTAGTGATCGCGCCAGCGTTATCCGTGATGACAACCCGATCCCCGTCCAGAGTTGGTAAACTCCCACCACCTCCGCTTGAAGTGATCGAGCGCACATCAATAAAATCATTGATGGAATTGGGATCGCGATAGAGCTGTGTCTGGCTGTCATACAAACGCACTGCGCAGGATGGTATGCGCCCGGATGTAACGGGGGGAATATCTGCAATAGTGAGCAATTCTTTTGCATCCACCAAATCACCCTCGGTGACGTAGATCACGCCATCCTCGTCTGCTTCGATGAGAACGTATTTCGCTCCCGCTGTTGGAACATAGGATGATAGATCGAGCGTCTGATTTGCGATCCAGCCGAATGTGCTGTCACCCTTAATTATGATATCGCCGTAGATCTGCACGGTGAATCCGCCACCCTCGATGGGGAAGACAAAGAAGGGCAGAAAACGATCACGACCAATGAACAGCTCCTCGTGAGAATGACGCGAGATCTGTCCGCCACCTGCAGGAGCTCCGTAAGAATCACGAACTCCCTTGACGCGATAAATATCCTCGCCCACTAATCGCCCCACTTCCACCTGCAAGCCAGGGCGATTCGTTGGCGCAATCGAGTTATAGACCGTGATGACCTGCCCGTTCAGGGGATCGCGCACAAAAACGATTCCATCAACTCCCGTGGTGATCGTGCCATCCGCTTTGCCCATCACTTTATAGGAGATGTCAGTCCAGCCGGTTTGCAGTTTCTGAACTTGTTTAAGCGCTTTGCGCAATCGTGAATTGGTGCGTGGAATTTGCATTAGATATATCCTGGTACGATAACCTTCATGATCTGCAAACTAATAGGGATCAGATAACCGATGTTGCCTTCCTTGTTCACCCAGGATATGTTGCCGAAGTCATTGGAATAGCGGATGACGCCGCGCGCTGCGATCCAACGACTGGCAGTGGTGAGACCCCCAGCGTATGTAAAGCAATAATTTCCACCTGCAGGGAGTGTTGGAAGACCAGACCAGCTCGCCCCGCCATCAGATGACTTACCTCTTACACCTGCTGCGGCGTCCCAACCGGCCAGCATATACATTCCATCGGGGTGCAGGGCAAACTCAGGAGCGAAGATCTTATCGGTATCAATGTCGGAGAATGTCGCGCCGCCATCCGTTGAACGCGCAATCAGATCGCCATCGCCGTTATAAGCAATCAATACCTTGGATGTGCCTGCACGCCAATGACCAGGCGTTCCACCGGCGCCAGTGATGTTTGTGATATTGACAGCAGAGAGTTGTGAAGTTCCGCCCGCGGCAAATCTCCGGAACGTTTTTACGCTTCCTCCATTATTGGAAGTGATATATCCCCATTCATTCCCGCCGAATGTCAGCGGATTAGCGAACTGTCCAAGAATTGATAATGCCGCTTTTTGTACGAAGCCGTTATGATCTCCCAGCCAAAAATGCTTGGCTACTTCGAACACGGTTTGATTCCCTGCTATGAAGGCGACCTCTTCCGGTTTGTTTGGATTGAACCCCAGCCCGCTGATCCCTTCATCGCCACCCGGTTCATTTGCGACAAGCCATGCAAGATCAATCACTTTGCGGAACTGCGCACCCAGCGCTGGGGCATAATAGATCGTATCGAGCCACCTGGCAAAGTTTTTATCATATACTCCAACCCAGACTGAGCCGTTGGGTGTCATAAAGACCATGACCCTGCCATTGCCTCCCTGCGTGATCCATGGAACATCAGCTGTATCGATCCCCGCATTCCAAAAGACCCATGTTGGCGATGTTTCGTGAAAATTTCGTGTGTATAACAATCCTTTATTATCATCCACGATCAATACCGTTGACGGTCCATCGGGCGTGGATGAAACATCACCGGGGAATATAAATGGAAGATCAGGCAGTGTTGGAAAGCCGGGCATCGCAGGGATCGAAGTATCCTCCACGTCAGGGATATCGCCATCGGTGTTGATCTGCTCGAAGGTCTCGGCTTCGAAGTTAAGTTCGGGGTGCATGAAGCCATCCTCGCCAGAGAAATAAAGCGCAATGCGGCGCGGGATGAGATTGCCTTCGAAGGCGATCTCACGCGGCGTATCTGTTGTTTCCATCGTGAGTGCACAGAGTTGACGCGGCCATAGATCGATCATGCGGTTGTTCTGCGCCAGGATCACAGGCACATCGGGAAATTCATTGATATGCCAGCCGAGCGCGAGACCGGCGAGTGAATTGGATTCACTCTGCGATGCCGCAAGCAGGCGATCAATCCCCATCGGGTCCCCATACCGCCGCGGCACATGGCCGGGTGACAGACTGTACAGCGTGATCACGTTGCCCGATTCATCCACTTGTTGCGATGAAAGCGTGATGAGCGATACATCTTCAACGGTGACGCGTTGCAAATCTATGCCTTCCTGCCAGTCATCATCGGTGAGCTGCATCACAGTGGGCCAGTCACGATCTGCTGAAGGGACCATTTGCGGATCCACTTCAACGAACAACCTGCCGAAACGATCCACGCCAGGCGATGCCAGCAAATGCGATTGTGTAACGTCGACTAATTGACCGCCGATCATCGAAGCCAGTGATTTCCCATCGGGCAGAAATTTTGTATCATTGCTCGGATAGAAATCCATCGTCTCGATGACGGTCGAATGCCAGTAAAGAATATGCCAGAGCACGCGGTCAACCGTCATGGATGGAATCACCGACCACGAATCGGGCGTGTTGGTTGCGAATGTCAATTCGATCGGGAATGCTTTCACCTTGTTGAGCCAGTAGTGCGGACCCTGCACTGTGAAATGGACCATGCCCGTTTCACGATCCCAGCGGATGGATTCTCCCATGATGCGCCCAACACACACAATATTTTCACGGTTCTCTATTGGACCGATGGACTGCTTCGTCTCGCCATACCAATCCTCAGCGAAGAGCACCACCAGCGACCGGTTACGGATCTCACTTAAACTGGCTTCGGCTTCCATGGTCATGTCGAACATCCAGCCGCCCGTCTCGTAATCTGCGACCGCTTGTGACAGTTGAAAGACCGTAGCGGGCTGGTTCTCATCGCGGTCATACACAAAGACGTAACGCACACCTGTAGTGACCTTGCCGTTTGCCGCGGTGACTTCGCAATAGACTCGATAAATTCCAGGAGCATCATACGTGATCGCGGGCGTGGCTGTTGCCATGCCGCTCGATGCGCTCGAACCTGGCGCGGTCCACGCGAAGGCTGAGATCGTTGAATCAAACACCCATGAGTCGGATGCGTCGAAGTCCACATCCACCGTCGCATCATCCAGCCACAAGACTGCATGGGATCCCATGATCGGCACGGGGTTGAAATCCGTGTGCTGATCATCGTATTCCACATCCACATCCATCGTGAGCGCGCTGTCTGCGATCACTGCGTGCTTTGCCCACAAATCGAAATCATCCACGACTGTGAGATAACAATTTGCCTGCCAGTTGATCTCGCTGGTGAGACCGATATAAAACACGCCAGCGACCGGGTCCTTGCGGATGCGGCACATGCCCAGGTCATACGCGCCCGCACTGGTGCCAACATACAACGTCATGCCAGGCTTCACATCGCCGAGCGTGCCTGAGCCTGTATCGAATGCAATCGTATGGACCAGATCGGTGGATGTGGGAACAATATCCAGCCGCGCTGTGTAGATCGTGTTATCAATTTTGAAACCACAATAGAGCTTGCTCCATTGCGTGTCGGAGCGCTGGAGCGCCAGTTCATCAACAGTAATTTCACGCGCCATCTATGCCGCCACCAAATTGCGGAATGTGACCACGTAATTTTTGCGGCTGCCAAACCAGCGACCCATGCCATCATTCGGACAGATCATCTTCGCTTGAAAGTCTGCATAGGTATCATCGTCCACCTTGGTGCGAATGTAGACCACTGCTGATGCACCCGGGCAGAAGGTTCTCAATTGGGTATATTCCTCGATGGAAAGCAATTGGAATGTCCACGTGACAACCTTCGAACCAACGCCACGTGTCCCGCCGCTTCCCAAATTCACCACACGCGCAAACGGCATGAAATCGAACTGCGGCAATGGGACTGGCGTCGCCAGAGACTCAAGATTCGTCATGCCAACTTCTGTTGTGCCAATCATAAACTCTGCCATAATTTTCCTATTTCGCTCCCCTCTCCAAATTCGTCTTTTGAATTTGGGGAGGGGCTGGGGGTGGGGCTATGCGCCTCCCAATGCACCGATGAGCGTGTTCATGATCTGCTCATTGTTCTCGGCGATCATACTGCTCACCTGGCGCGTCGTGAGACCGCCCGCGAATTGCATGGTGATGTTTTGCTGATTCGAATTAGCCATATTGTTCACTGGTCTTGCCATCATGCGCGCGATATCATCCGGGTTCATGCTTTTCCTGAGACCCGATTGATATCCGCGACCACTGAAGAGTCCAAGTTCTTCGAATACCGTACTGTCGGAGTGAATGCCAAGTTTATTTTTTATGGTGGTCAAAGCTGCAGCTGCAGCCTTTGCCGCCGCAGCGATCAATGACGGAATCCCAAGCAGCATCCCGTTGGCAAGACCAGAAAGAATGTTCTTCCCAATCTGACCCCAGTTAACATTTGTGAATGCCGAAGAAATGTATTCACGCACACGTGTCAGCGACGTGCGCAGAAAGTTCATGAAATTCGACCAGGCTTGCTGGAAGCCTGATAGACCATCGAAGATCGCCGATAATCTTGCCTTGAAATTATTCAACAATTCTTGAAGAATGGTAAGTGTTGTGGCTGTATCACCCTGCAGGAACGCCATAAAAGCCTGCCATAATTTCTTCATCACCAGAATCGCTCCGTTGATCACATCCCGCATTCCAAAAATATTGTATTTCCACGCCAGATATAGAATGCCAACAGCGATCGCAATTGCCGCCAGGACGAGCAGGATTGGAGCCAGCGCAGTAAGTAGCGCACCGATTGCAGGCAATAATGTTCCTGTTATTACGGCTCCGACCGTTCCCAATGCCGCTCCAATCACAGGTAAAGTAATTCCCAAGCCACCTAACATGGTAACAAAAGCTGAAATGCTCGAAATCGCGCTGATGATCGTTCCGATAAACATGAGCACGGGTCCGGCAAGCGCTACAAGTGCAAGCAAAACCATGATGGTCTTCTGCAGGAAAGGCGGCATTGCCGAAAATGTTTCAACCATTTTGGTGAGACCTGCGATCAAAGGCAAAAGCATCGGAATGAGCGCCCCGCCAACAACCTCTTTCATATCGTCGAATGCGTTTGTTAACTGTGCCATCTTGCCAGCGGTGGTGTCCCCCGCCGCCTTCGCCAGCCCGCCGAACTCAACTTCTAATTCCTTTAGGATAATATTTTGAGCCGAAGCAATATCATTGACCGCCATGAATGCCTTGATCTGGTCTTCCTGTTCGTCGGTCAGCATGACACCCACACGCCGCAAGGCTGTTACGCCCTGAATAGGATCATTCAAAGCCTTACCCAATTGCACGGATGCGCTTTCGATGCTGCCGAATTTCTCTGCCATGTTGAGCATGGCTTCCGTTGCCATTGGGAAAACATCCTTCCCGATCTTGGTAAAGGTCAACAACATGGATTGACCCGACATAATTTCATCGTCGGAAAATTTCGTAACCTTCTGCAGTTCGGCAGCCATCTTTTCGATTTCGTCTGCCGTTACTCCCGCCGCTCCCCCAGTGGACTTCAGGACTGCGTTTAATTCTGCCAGCACACTTTCAGCTTCAACGGCAGAATCAACGGATGCTTTGAAGAAGGCAACGATTGGCACAGTGAGACCCAGAGTCATCAACCCGCCTATTTTCTGCATCCCCCCACCGATGGCAAGCCCAGCTTGTTGAAGGTTTTTCAGGCTTGACATGCCTGAAGCCACACCAGATTTTATTCCGCTGGCATCCAGCGAAACTTTTCCGTATGCGCTACCAAGATTGATCGCCATCATTTACTCCAAAACAAAACAGACGTTCAACACGGATGCGAACCCGTGCAGAACGTCTGCCTTGTTGAGCCGTGCTGAATTTACGTTGTAATGCCCGAAGGTGTGATGAAGTGACCGCCTAACCTCGGGATCTGCTTGCTGATCTGCCCAATTATGAAAGATGCCTCGTTGTTCCAGATGTAAAGCACCTTTGGTGATCGAGCCTACATCTCGCTGATCGAATGCAACATGCGGATATTCTCGAACAGATCGAGCGCTTCCTTCTCGATGCCCTTTGTTTGCAGATAATATTGAAGGGTATCGCTGGCGTAATCCTCCATCGCAGTCAGGAACTGACGTGAGAACATCGGCTACTCTCGTTCGATAGGTTCCTCCGGCGACTCGACTAGCACTGCCTCTTTCGTGGTTCTCTTTCTCATTTGACCGTCTCCTTAACAAAGTGCTGCCACAGAATGAACACTGTCGGGAGACGGTCATCTCGGCGGCAACTTCGTTTTCTGTGGCAGCACTTAGCCATGAATCTAGATTTTGATTGAAGGCAATGTTCCTTAAAAAACAAACTGCCGCCTTCATGGATGAGATTGACCGTCTCGTTAGATTCATTGTAAGTCTGCTTTCATCAGTTGTCAAGGAGTTGACCAAGTTACCAAGTTCCATCTGCGTTGATCCTTATTCTTTTCTTTACAAGATTTTTCGCGCTTCGATAGCCGCGCTTTATTGCGCCGATCAGGCCTGTTTCTTCGAAACCTGCGAAGGCATCCTTGCCGTTGCTCAGGTTATTTTCAACCTGCCGCCCAACAACCAGACACGCCTCGTCTAATTGCCAGGCGGCGAGCTCGGTTTCGAACATAAAGAAATCGCTCGGCTTTTTTCCGTAGGCAGTCGCGGAGTTATATAGTCTCCACAGGTTTATTTTGTTCGTCACGAAAGGGACGGATGTTTTCCGCCTCCCTGTTCACGAAAGAGAAGATCGCCATTTTGTCGTCTGCTGGAATTTCACCCAGCAGGATATGTGCATCGTCTGCCTGCGCGCCGATCATTGGTTCCACCAGGCACAGCTCCACCAACACATTCAACATCTGGTTGAACTCGCCGGTATTCTTGGCAAGCAATTCCAGATCGAATTCTTTCGCACCTGTTTCTGATGCATCCTTTGCCAGGCCGATGATCGCATCGGGCAGCTTCCCTGTGAACATCAAATCGGTCATGCTCACATCACGCAGTTTGACATGCAATCCGCTGGGTAATGTCTGCTCATGAACGCGGCTGGCTCTCCATTCGGAAAGGTTTTTTTGTGTTGCTTGTTGCGATTGCTTCAACCGATCTAATCCATTATTTTTTGACATGGCTCCTCAAGGGTTTGCTGATGGGCAGTGTAGGAAACACCACTCGCCCATCAGCCTTTATGAATATCGAACTTATGCGGTCTCGAAATCAATGACCGTATTCGCAAGCGTCTGACCGAACACGTCGGTGACGCCTGGCACGATCACCAGGTGATCTGTCGCTGCGCCCAAATTGCTCGAAGGGTTCAGCGTGACAACCTTGCGATTCGTTGAAATCGTGCGCGCCACTGTCACGGGTACACCTGCGGCCGTGGTCAACATGATCCCTTCTTCCTCGCCTGAAGCGAGAGCATTGCTGAAGGTGAGAACAACATCCACACCCACAGCCACGCCAGTTGCACCATCCGCCGGAACGCTCGAAAGCGTGAAGGCGGGCGGAGTACCTGGCAGAGCGGGCAGATCGTCCGCAGTCTCGTTGGCAACCACATCGTATGCCTTGCCCGAAACTTTCACGCCGGTAAATTCCGTATCCAGCATAAAGAACTCGGCGCGCTTGAACGTGCCTTTCGGCGATGATGTGAGCTTTGCCTTGAAGATCTTGATGTGCACATCATCGCCTTCATCGCCCAGCGATTTCCCATAGATCTTGAAATACGGATACGTGGTCGAATCGCCCTGCAGGGTTGCGACCTGGTTCGGCGTGGAACCAGTCACGGCATAGTCGTGACCCGTCATCAGCGACAAGGCACTGAGCGGGTATCCCCCCTGCTTGAAGGTGCCTTTGACACCGATCGGCTGGGTCACAATGCCTTGCAGATCGTCGTTGCCGTAAAACTCGCCGGTCACGACCATCTCTTCAAAACCGAGTTCCAACGCGGCAGGCAGGCTCACGCGTACGGTCCCTGCCAGGTTCTCGATAATGATTTCTTTCAATCCGAACGGCTTATCGTTTTGTCCAGGTGTTGCAGTCATAACAAATCTCCTTTTTTCTAATTTCCGTTCCCCTAAATTCGTGCTTTCCGAATTTAGGGGAAAGCGGCGACATCGTCCCGGTGTTCTTCCGGGAAGCCGAAGGGGGTCAGGTTGGGTTGCAGTGAAGTTACAATTTCCTCACCACATTGAATCTCAACGAACCCAGTGGACAATCTAATGCCTGGTCTCGTTGTTGATACACTCCGCCTACATACTCCATATTCCATATCTGCCCGATCTGTTGTTCGTTGAGATCGGCAAACGCGAACGCCATCGCAGGCTCGATGACGGAATAACCCGAGCGTTGATAAAAATAAAGCACCGCCGTTGTGCGCACGCTCGTCAAATACGGTCCGGCGGAAACCTCATTCGGGATTTTGATTAACGCGCACGGCTTGATCTCCTTCGTGGTTGCATCGAATGCCGATGGCGTATCCTGCCTGTTGATCTCCTCCACGTCGTTATGAATACTGCCGGTCAACAGAGCCACCAATGGAGCGTCCGCTTGCAACGCTGTTTTGATATCATCACTCAGTGACATACAAACTCCAGCCTTCCCCCTTTAGGGGGAACGGGAAGGGGGTCATCATTCTGCATTCATCATTCATCATTTCGTCAACTTCTCCAGATCTTCACTGAAAAGCCACACAGCCAGGTTGATCGCATTCGGCAAAACAGATTTGGACACATCGCCGCCGAGCATATTTTCATATTGATCTAACTCCGCCCAATCTTGCTCGCCCTTCAACCAGCCGTTCAACTTCGATGTGAATTCCTTTTCAGCCATCAGCACTGCCGTCTTGTAGCACAGGCAGTTCGGGTGCAACGGCAGTTCAATCGTGCCAACTTCATATACCCCATCCACTTCCTCGCCTCCTCGGGCAACGTCATCGCATTTGTCTGTTTTCCCATGTGCCGGGCTCAAATTTATCTTCTCCGCCTTCACCCACGGCTGGCTCGCCAAAATCTTATCGGTCGCTAGTGCATGAGCCTTTGAGATCTCTGTACGTGAAAGCCTAAGCGCATTGTACGAAACGCCGCTTCCATCACATTCATCGCCGCGTAAGAGGCCCGTAGTATCGCCAGCTGCGATCTCGCTCTTCGTCCTTCCATACAACCGCGTCGAAGTCCAGCGCGGACAATCTTCATTCGCGCCCAGAAATTGTTCCAGATCCTTGGCGATATTCCACGCCGAATCGCCGTTCGTGATTCCCTTCAACAGTACGACATTGATTCCATCCTGCGCTTCGCGGTCCACGTTCCAGATCCGCGCTGAGAGATTTAATGAGTCGCCATACAAATGCTCACTCGCAGCATTCAAAAGCACCGACAACTGCGGCGAAAAAACACCGTCTTCCACAGATTCAAAAAGGTTTTCTTCGCGCTCTTTGCGCTCTTCGCGGTTCAAAAGATTTGGCAGTATAAGGCGCTCGTGTGCCACCGCCATCACCCCGAACGGAATGCTCGCCGCCTCCACACGCAATCGCTGAAATTCACTCTTCCAAATCTCGAACGTCTTCTCCCACATCTCCAGCAACTTGATCTGCACCTGGTAGCCTGTTGCGCCGTCCAACACCTGATCCTTGCCAGCCTTTTTCAAGATCAATGCTTGCGCCTTCTCGCTGAACTCGCCGAACAACTCATGCGTGCGACCTGTGAAATACAAATGCAAACGCACCACCGCTTTGAATGAAGCCTCGTACATCCGCGTCAACGGGATTTTCTCCAACTGCGTCAACAACTTCTTTTGCTGGCTCTTTGTTTCAACCATATCAAGCATTCAAAATCTCCATTACATGTCTTCCCCTAAATTGCGATAGCAATTTGGGGGAAGTGCCCGAAGGGCAAGGGGGTTAGATACTCACGCCTTTCAAATTCTGCGCGAACTGATCCACGCTGAAACCGTCCATGCTCAAAATATCGTCGTCAACGTTCCGTAGATACATCGCCGCCAGCGCCTGAATAATTTCATCCTTCACACCCAGCAACTTATAACGACTCAACGCATCAGCCAGATCGCGCAGGTCTGCGGGTGTGAGCGGCTTTGCTGTGCGCCACACGATTTCATAATCCACTGCATCCGGCAGGATGCCCGCCAACAACCACTGACGTTCCAACAACGGAGCCACGATCTGTTCGGTCAGCCACTCCCTTCCTTGCGATAACGTCTCTTCATATTCCTCTTTCTTCTCGCCGAGAATGTCGCGGTTCAACTCGCCGCCGTAGGCGATCAACTCCATCGGCACGTCGCTCGCGGTCATCATCGTCGCCACGTGATGGTTTACGTCGCCGATCTTGTCGATATTTCCATCGCCTTGCGTCACAGTCACTGTGCCAGGCTTGTTGGAAAACAGATCGGTCACGGCCGAAATTTTCCCGAACGCAGCCCTGTTGTTTTCTTTGTAAGCTTCCACATCCGAAGGTGAACCTTCGATGACGTGATGGCGGATCTGCGCGCCACCGATCTTGCGCCGCACAGCCACATTCAACTCGCCGTCCTGCACGCGCTTGAATGCGGATGTGGAAGCGGAAAACATCGGCGTGCCGTATCTCTGCCCTTCATCGTGATTCCATGGCGCATGGATCATCTGCCATTGTGCGAACCAGATCGCATCCTTCGGCGCCTCGGGTGTCATCCACGTGTCGCCGCTCATCCAGAATGCCTGTGCAGGGTTCTCGAATTCATCCTGCTTGTTGCTGTTGCGCCGCACCTGAAGCGTGGGCTTGCGGCTCATCTTCGTGATGTTCAACGCTTCATCCACAACAATTTCATAAAATGAATCGCCGTCGCGCGACGTTTCGCGCACCGCGTTCTCCAACACCTGGTTGATTCCCAACCGCTTCTGCAACTCAGCCGCGATCTGCTTCGCTTCGAGATTCTTTGTCTTCACGATGAACCCCGCCCGCACGATGTCGCGTGCATAGAAACGATGCGCCTTCTCCACGCGCGGGTCGGTCGCGTACATCGTGCGGCACGTCTTGATCGTGGCGATGCGCTCACGGTCCGCCTTCAACTTTTCATACTCCGCGGTCACCGATTCAACTCCTCCGCCTCGTTCGGTCGTGACCGCGCTTGGCGGATTGAAAAACGCGTTGATTCTCTGCATCAAGGTTGCCATAATTTACCCTTTGAAAACATCCTGTACCATGCGTTCCAGCTTCGGAAGGTTCCGTTCCAGCGTGCTCATAATGATGGCGAATCTTCCGCCATTCGATAATTCCAAAAACTTTCCATAAAAAACAGTATGTCCCAGTGTGATGATCAGCGTGTTCGCGTCGCCGCTTTCCACAGTCACGTCGCTCATCTCCGCTTTCGCTTCGGGTTTCACGTCGCCCGTCAGCGGACTCAGTCCGAATCCATCCACCGCGAAGAAGATGCCGCCGCGGGCGTTGCCCGTTCGGTCTTCCCAGGGCACTTCCTGTCTCGCTTCATCCTGGTTGGACTGTCCCCAGTAATTCGCAACGGCTTGAATGGCGATCAATGCTTTCTGACCGTAATCTTCCAAACCATCGGCGATCACCTTCGGCGAAACAACCCATTGAAAACCGCTGGCGTTCATTCTTCCACCACCGCTTCTGCGATCGTGCCAGCGATACGGTTCAACTGAATAAAAACGACCCTGATCAACTTCCCGTCGTAAGTCAGGCGATCTTCCTTCTTAATGTCCAAATCGTGCTCACCCAGGATAAACACTGTCTGCTGTGCGGACCGTGCGGCGTCGCTTTGCAATTTGAATCCACGTGCGCCCGCATACTCAATGCGCATCAACTGAGCAGTCAGCATGGACTCGCCGCGCCGAATCACCAGGCTTACTTCATTTCTTCGGCGGATCTTCCTCAAACGTTCTCGATAAAAAGTGGTATTCAAAATTCTCCAATTCTCTCCCCCTAAATATCCCGAAGGGTATTTGGGGGGATGCCCGAAGGGCAGGGGGGTCTACGTGATGTATTGCCCGTTATAAACTCTGCACGCTTCCAAATATTCTTTATCCACAGCTTCAGAATCTTTGCGTGATGAATCGCTCATACCACCCAAATCTTCGCTCACCGCGCCAAAACTGTATTTGATCGAATCGCCACTTTGCGCATTGGAGATCTTCGATAAAGCAATCGCCTTGGCTTTCAACAACACGATCTGCGCTTCATCTTCACCCAGCGTGGTGTAATCGCCGCTTGTGGCAACCCATCCCGCTTTGTATTTGAAATAGCGTGTCATCGAATAAGCCGGTGTGGGTAGGAACGTGATTTGCTTATTGGCAATTGTCCACTCTTCTTCGAAATCTTTGCTGAGGGGAATCAACCCCCCTTGCGAAACGATCACGCCATCCACACCCACCAGCGCATCGAGCGAGATCATCTTCAGGAAGTCAGCGGGCAGGTCATACGTTGCCGTGCCTGAGACGATGGCGAGCGTCGAGATCTTCGTCAGTCCACACCGGCGCGAAAAATCAAGGACCGCATCCTTCACGGCCTGCTCATACTGCGCAGACGTGGGTACACTATCCACCGCAGGAACTTCAGATTGCAAGAGAGTTTTCAGATCAGCGAGTGTAGTCATTTCAGTTGAAAAATTTTTTTCTAATTCCCCTTCCCCCGATTTGGGGGAAGGGGTTAGGGGTTGGGGGTGGCTCTTACGCCTGCGTCAACACATACGCCGCCTTGCCGCCGATTGGGGCGAGCGAAGCGTTGTACTCTTCGGCATAGTATTGCTCAGCCGCCACGAGCTTGCCGTTGCTGTAGGTCGGGAAGGGACCCTTGACCGTCATCGGCTGAAACACGCGGTGCATCACGATCTCGCGGTTCATCACCAGGAACCACGTGTCGCGCATCTGGGTGGTTGCGAAGACGGGCAGTCCCTTCACGATCATGTTGGCGAAACCAGCCGCGCTCAACAACGCGTTCGGGAACCCGTCGCGTTGGAAGCCTGTCCAGTTGCTCAGGCGTTCGGCGTTCGTCACACTGCACAAAATGGATGTGGGCTGGTAATAGCGGTTGGCAACCTTCACCGAAGCCACGCCGAGTTTCTTCACCAGGTCGGTGTAATCAGCATCGCTGATGTCCCATGTGCCGCCCGAGTTCGAAGCCACAGCCAAAGCCGCGGCAAGCGCCTTTTCGATCAAGGTCTTGTCAATGTCCAGTCGGATCTGGCGGATCAGGTTCGCCATCGTGCGCGTGACGGCATCCCAACCGAGTTGCGAGCGGCTGAACACGATCGCCTCGTGCGAGATGTAATCAGCCAGTCGCATTGCGCTCGCTTCGATGGTCTGACTGCTGAGCGACACCTTGGCGCGCTCGATCTCGGTGTTCTCACCTTTGCGTGTGGCGTGATAGGTGTAGGTCACAAGCACGTCATTCGCTCCAACGGCACCAGCGGCAAGGTGCTTGATCTTGCCATATTCGTAATCAATCACGAAGTCGGTGCCTTCCACATACGTGGTGCCTGCGGGGTTGCTGGTGACGACCACCGTGCCAGGCACGATGTTCTTGTTCGCCAGGTCATACCATACTTCTTCCGCACCGCTTGTTTCCAATTCATCGACCACGTCCACACTGTAGCCAGTCTCGCCAGTGAAGGCTTCGTAGAAGATTTTGGTCGGGGTTTGCTCCATGATGCCCATGTCAAAGACATTCGCGGCAACCAGGTTGGCAATGACCTCTGGAATAATCGTGCGGCTCACAGAATACGGCAGGTTGAGGTCTGTCGTCAATTCCGCTTCTTCAAACCTTTGCGATTCGTAGTAGAGACCTGCGGGTTGACCACGTTCATCAACTGTCTTGAAATACTTCTTGTCAAAGCATTCCAATACTAGCATCGCGAACATAGCACCGCGGTCCTGCCGCTTGCGAAGATCGATTTCAGAACGCATTTCGCTCTTGCGCAGCGATTCACTGATCTCGAAGGATGCACGCGCAAATTCGGGCGTACCCGTTTCAGTCTCCAGCACATTGCCGATTATCTTCACGCTCTTCCTGGATTCGTCCCAGCCCATGCCAACGAGCAATTTCTTTGAAGCCAGCTTGCCATATTCTTTGTATTTGCTCTCGGTAAATTTCTTCACCGCTTCGGGCGTGGTGAGTTCAGCTTCATTGAGCGAATCAACAAAAGCCGCGTTCAATTCCTTACCAAACGGAAGATCCTTGGTGGCTTCTTTGATCGCATTCTTGACCTCAGCCTGCTTCTGGCTCTCTTTGAAAGCCTTGGCGTCGCGCAGGGTCTCATCCAGCGCCTTGGCAAGATCGGCATTGGTATCAATGCCGAGTTTCGTGCGGATCGATTCCTCGATCTTCTTCAATTGCGCCTCGCTCATTTCCACAAGCTGGGTTTCGGTGAATCCTTTGCCGAACAGTTCAGGGTGTTCAGCCAGTAATTTTTTCAGTTCCTCTAACATTTCGTCATCTCCTTGTGAGTGATTTGATTCTTGTAATTCCGCCGCATTCTTGAACGACGGATCGCCAACCAGGTCAGCGCCGGTCATCGAGATCCAAAGCATCCTCTCAACTTTCTCCCCCTTGACCTTTTCGATTTTGGATTCCCCTATACCTCTAACACTGCCGCCTGGGTTTACGCCAGCCTCCATCAGGATCTCAACATCTTTTCCCTTGCTGGTTAGGATGAGATCGCCCTCGATATCGAGCCGCTCACCGTTCCAGTCCAGTGTGTCCCACCGCACTACTGTTTCAAGGTACTCCGTCTGTTTCTTGCCTTTGGTGATTGGATGTTCAACTTCACCGGTCAGTATTTTCAAACGTCCCTGACCCGCTGATTCGTGAAGATGCGATCGCCAATCAGCGACCAGCGCTTCAATGACAGCGGATTCATAAAGACGGTTGTTTCCATTGACTACATTTGCCACCATGAATCCATTGATTCGAATTCGACGTGTGCCTTTCGATTCATCCTTCGCCTCAAGCAGTCTCACATGGCTCGGGGCGATCGCTTCCTCGAATCGCTTCCCACTCTTCTTCTTGCTCTCAGTCACTACCGTCTGCGGTTGATACGTGAGCTCTACAATCTCCCACTGATCACGTGCCGCAAACACATATTCGCGCTGAGCGGAGCCGTCAGGCGCAGACGAAGCGTCTGCCTTCGAATAAGTGACCTTGTAATACTCGTCGGTCTTCAACGGGCTGGAAGAACCATATTCAGTAACGATCACATGATCGTCGAAGATCTCAGCGATATAACAGTTAAGACCATCCTCTTGATAAGGAAACAATGCGCGAAAAGCCTGGTTGATCAGGCTCATCGTATATTCCATGCTTCCCTTCACCAGCTCCTCGATTACTTTACCTTTTCCAATTTTCTTCATCGTTTATCTCCTCAAACAATCTCAACCATCAAACATTCCAACTTGCAAACCTTCAAACAGCGACTCGGCAGTAACAACAATTGCTTCACTGCTCGCGGTCTTCTGGTCGCCGCCATCCTCGGCGATCATTCCCACACCACCACTCACGCTATCCACATCATCGTCATGGCGTCCCTTCGGAAACGAAGTTGCCTCGCGAATAAAATCCAAGTTCCACGGACCACGCACCAGCTTCACGTATCCCTGCTTCGCGCGCAATGCCCAGGGACGTGCCCGCGACACTTTATCTTTATCGACAATAATCGCCTGTATCCTTACTTTGACAAGTTGCTTGTCCTTCAAAAAAGCCTTTACTACCAATTTTTGAAAGGCATTGCTCTCGATGCCCCATTCAGTGTTCAACTCAGCATCCGAAAGCATCGCAGTTTTTGCCAACGGTAGGAAGGCTTCAAGTTTGTGTTCCTTGATTCGATCCCGCAAAATCAAATTACCTTCCGTGTCCAATGCAACCGCAAGGGAAGAATTCCAATCGCTTGTTTGTGTCTCACCCAAAGCCAGGTCGCAATACCGAAACCACTGCAACCCTTCAGGCGCTTTCTCGATGATCCCAAAATCCTTATCGTCGAAGAACTCACCGTCTGCCATGCGCGGCAGTTGCTGGAAGATCGCTTCGAAGTCGAAATCCAGCATGTTCGCCCGCGTCGTTGCCAGCTTCTTCGCATCCGATCGTTCAGGCCACAATGGTTCCCCTGGCTTTCGACCAAGCACGTCGCCGTTCATCGGGATATAAATTCCGCGCAATAAATTCTCGCGATACTCTTCCTCGGTCTTTGGATATTTATCTTCATCCAAAGCGAGCGCAGGCAGGAAGACAACATCAAACTGATCGGCTTCAGTGTCGCTGATCATCAGAGTCAATAACTGCCCTGCCAGGTCTTCCTGGTCCCAGCGTGTGTGCATGATGATGATCGCCGCACCTGGCGTATTCGCCACACGGGGATACACTACGGATCGGTACCAGCTCATCACTTTGCTTCGATACGTTGTGCTCTCTGCATCTTCACGGCTCTTGAACGGGTCGTCGATCACGATCAGGTGGGCAGGTCGCCCTGTGATACCGCCTCCGATACCAGCCGCAAAAACGGACCCGCGGTGACCCTTCAAATTCCACGAAACAACCGAACGGCTCTCAGGGCTCAACTCGACCGGCTCATCCACTGCGGAGCGCTGTCCAAAGATATTGGCATATGCATCGCTTCCAACGTAATTCCGCATGATGCGGCTGTTCTCAGTTGCCAGGTCCGCGCCATAGGATGTAAGAATGATTCGCGAGTCGGGCAGGTCTCCCAACAGCCACGATGGAAACAGGCGGCTTGCCTGTTCGGTCTTTCCGTATTGCGCTGGTTCGCAGATCAACAGGCGGCCGATCCCCTCAGCCCCTTTTGTTTCGATAAATCGCTTCACCTGTTCAAGTTTTTCAGCCAGGTAAATATGATGCTTCGCGGGCTTATACCAGGGCGCCACATACATGCTGTAATCAATCAAATGACGACGCGCCAGCTCACGCTTTGCCATCTCGGCGCGTGCCATCTTGGGTGTCACACGTGCTCGCACTGCTGAAGAAGACATTATTCTTTCACGCCTCTTCTTCTTCCCCTAAATCGGATGCTTCTCCCGATTTGGAGGAAGTGCCCGATAGGGCGATGGGCGTCGTGTTGCGTCGTTCCAACTCATTGCTGGCAGATGATGCGATCTCCCTCAGCTCGTCGTCGCTCAAGTCGCTTTCGCCAATGCTCCCTTTGCTGAGCTTCTTGGCGATCTCAGCCGTGATCTTCGATGACGGTGTGTAGATGCCTCCCATCTCGAACATCAACTTGCGGTCTGCATGACCCTTGTAATCCGCTTCGGTGGCTACCTCCACCATCGCATTTAACGCATCCGGCAGCGCATCGAAAATGATCGAACCCTGTAGCATCGAGATCATCTCATCGATCGCCGGGTTCTTCTTCCTCCAGGTCGCGATCGCGCGGTCAGAATTTAACGCCAGGCATTTTGTTGCCAGCTCTTCCTGCGTATCAGGCCAGCGATACTTTTTCGGTTGACTTGCCCAGGCGATATACACTGCCACACGCCACTTCCATCCCCCTTCCATCAGTCGTTTGAATAAGTCCATCCAACGCGGAATAATTTCGCGTTCACCCATCGCGATCTTTTTTCCATCTTCGCCGTGGATGAAGTTTTGCTCTTTTACCCGTAATGCAGAGAGAGCCGCAAGCGCGGCTTCGCTCGAAAGCTTCTCCTCGTTCTGCGGAATCGCTTCCTCGATGCCAACCAATTCCATTGGCAATTGATAAACAGGCTTGTCCAATCGTCCGTTAGTCATTATTCTCTTTCTGTATTAAGGCGTCTTTCCGAACACCAGGTACAGCAACCCAATGACGACGAGTGTGATAATTTGCGGAAGGACTTTATCCCGCAGGTACGTCCAGAAATCAAAACGTTTTTCCAGCACCGCCTTGATCTTCTGCGTTGTCGTCAACAGATCAGTCTCGCGCTTTTCTTCCCGTTCTTCCCTTTTCCTGCGCACTTCCCTCAACTCACCTTTGAAGTCGTTCAGGTCAATACGGAAATCAATTTCATTTTTCCGTATACTTGAAATTTCACCGCGCGTATACCGTAGCATGTCGAAGATGGTCGCTAATTGATCGGCTAATGGCATCTTTACGAATGATTGTTTCTCTTGGTCAGATATTTCGATCATCCCAACACCAAATTTCCATACAGGCGAATACGGATCGTACCGACATGATCTTTCTTGCGGGCATTCAACAACGAGATCAATTCGTCCACGTTTTGTTCGGCTAACGGTTTAGATTACCTGCTTTGGGGCGGGCGTGGATTCGCTTTCAGATGCCGCAGATTCCCCAAAGTCAGGTGCATCTTTTGTTAGCCAACCATCATCGGTAGGCTGTTGTGTTTGCTGATAAGACCATTCAAGCAATTCTATGCAAGTTGAATTATTCAAACGCTTTCCAGTTTGCGAAATGAAATCGGCGGCAAGTTCATCGAGCATTTTATGTAACTCAACATGACGAGCCTTGTGATCCATTTCGCTTATTTTTTCAGTGTGTTTTACCATTTCAATCCTTTCGTTTGCAAGCGGTTGGCTAACTCGATATCGATCACGGTCACGCGCTCGGTTTCCAGATAAGTCAAGGCGGGAAGTTCCTTCGCCACGCGCGATACATACAATATGATCGGTCTTGATTCCTGTTGTTTGCGCGGTTGTTTCACCGGTTCACTCCGGGCGGACGCCTGGCACTCACACCAAGCATCCACCCAATCACTTATTTCTTCGCGGGTTGAAATCCCTTGATAGTTCCGTGTACGCCGAACGCACCAAGTATTGTCACCAGCAAAGTAAGGGCTACTGCAACCGATGCCTGTGCAGGCTCCGGAACCGCTGAAAGCAAGGCATTGAAAAACAGGACCACCGCGCTTGTAATGGATGCGGCAATCATCGCCGCCCAGCCTGTCAGGTCTTTGCCGAGTTTCGAAGAGACCGACTTCAAGCCTGCGGTAACAACGAAGATCACAACCAGCGAGATTATTCCTTCAAAGTCAACCGGCAATGTCAGATCTCCTGCAGGGGGTTCCTCGCCCTGGGCAAAGACTGGCGTCACAGTGAGCGCAAGCATTGCCAGCAAAAGGAACAGAAAAAAAATACGTTTGGTCTTCATACAATCATCTCCTTTGAATGTCTTCCCCCAAATCGTGATCGCCTATTTGGGGGAAAGCGGCGAAGCCGAAGGGGGTGGATTAAACGGAAAGCGCCCGATGTCAAGTGACATCGGGCGCTAACTCCGATAAGTTGCCCGTTACCAGAACGGGCGTGCTAAATTTGCCCCCAAATCTTAAACCCAAATTCCTCCCGCGTCAAGAGTCTAAAAATGCAAACACCGCGGCCTGAGGGGGGCAGGTCACGGCGTTTGCAATGGTGATTATAGAATGTTTTCAGGATTTGTCAATTAGCCACTCCCAGCATTCATCAGTCCCGCGTATTTCTACACGGGACCAAAATAAGCTAATTGCCTGTTCTTTACTTCTCTTTCGCATGATCAACGTTCTACCCGATCTCCCACTTTATTTCTTTCGTTGCATCTCCTACCGCTTCCGTTGTCATCTGGTTGTTGAACCATGAAACCAACCCATCGTGTTCACGCATATAGATTTGCGCTTGCATGATCAATATTATCAATTCCACCAGATGGTGCACATGCTTGTTGTTCGGTAACTCCTCTTCGATCCTCCTGTGCAATCTCAGCGCCAGCATCCTCAAAAAAACATCATCGAACATCGGCTTGTGGATAGGATCGAGCCACGTCCCCTCTTTATCTGAAACAACTACTTTTCGTTCATCAATTTTTGTATTCATTTGACGGGTGCCTTTCTTAACGCAAAGTCCTGCCACAGACTGACATCCTCCGGGCACCCGTCAAGGCGGCGGCGACTCACTTTCCGTGGCAGGATTTTACCTGTGAATATAGGGGGTTGTTATTCGGAAGGCTGTCACTTAAATGACAAAGCCGCCTTCACAATTGCCTTTGACGGGTGCAATGGTCAGATTCTACACCTGAATCATTCACAAAACAACCCGAACGTGCGTTCTAATTTGTCAAGTATTCCACCTGGCAATGCGATCCCTCGGCTCGATCCAGTCAAGCCCCAAAAATCGCAAGAAGTCCGTCTCATCTTCAAACCCAATAAGCCTTTCGCCGATCAGCGACTTAGTCTTCAGCGGACCTTCCCACACTGCACCATCCTGCACACGGAAATTATTCGGCAAAGCACCACCGTTGCGTTTCCTGGTCACGCACCAATGACTGAAGTCCGCTGGACCAGTGCGAATCACTTTCAGCACACCCCACGTCGCCGGTGGCAAGACAAGAAACAGATCCACCTGAATCCCCGCACACCCCAAATAAAATGACTTCAACCGATCACCGTTCTTCCCAAAGCGGATATCTCCATCCGCCGCCATCTTCGCGATAAGTTGATCCAGCGCAGTTTTATACTTCATCGGGATAGGCTTCCCAAACTCCGCCTTGGGCTTCGGCAACGGCGACAGATCCGGAATCGCCAGGATCTCGATATCCTTCACTTCGAACTTCTCCCGTCGAATGGATCCCGCGATCTCGATCCGCACGCACGCCGGTCGCAAATGCCCAACCAATGACTCTGCAACTTTCAAAGCCGCTTCATGTTTCATGCTTCACCTCTTGCTCCCTTCCCCCGCTCAGGGGGAAGGGCTGGGGATGGGGGTCTCCTACCTCCAATAAATCACTTCCAACTCATTCTCCAACACATCGTCTGCATACCGCTCGAAGAACTCAAGGAATTCATAGACGTTTTTGAAACCATCAGCCTTTGCAAACTGTTGCATGAAATCAAATTGCAAACGCTGACCAATCAAAAACACATAGTGCATGGCAGGGTAAATCCTGATCGGTTCCACACGCGTGCAATCCACCACCTTCAACAAACGGCATTGCTTCGTCCGCATCCCCGTATACAACTGCAACACATCCCCCGATTTCGTCGCCCTTTTCCTTCTTTTGCGAATCGTCTGCCGCTTGCTCCCATCCAAAATCGCCTCCACAAACCGCGCCTGAAAGTTATACGCTGGCATCATGCACCTCTTCCCATCGCCAATTCATAAGCAGTTTGCACCTGGCGAAACAGATCTACATTTCCGGTCCCTTGATTATCAGGATGATATTTCTTCGCCAAATCAAAATAAGCTTGCTTTATTTCTTGATTGCTCGCGGTCTCAGCCAGGTTGAAAACCTCGAACCATTTCTTGGTATCCGGGTCAGGCAATGCCGCGAAACCTTTGAACGCACGGTGGATCAGCGCAGGCGAACCGTCGCGCTCGATCTGCCGCAGTGCATCGAGTGTTCGACATAACGCCCA